GGCCCTCATAGGCCGACTTGGCCGTCTGATACGCGAACCAATCCCCGTTGAAGTCTTCCTCCTTCGGGGGCTTCTCGTCGCCCTCGCCTGCGGTCTTCGCTGGCGCCGAACGACGCAACTCTTCAATTTCACGTTCACGCTGCTGCAGTTCAGCGAGCAGACGCTGTTCGCGGATTTTGGCCCGCTGCGCGCCGCTCGGTTTCTTCGGCTTATCGTCTTCGCCGGCTTCCTTGTCGCCGACCTGTTCGGACTCGCCGTCTTCCTTCTCTTCTTCCTTGACCTCCGCTTCGGGAGCATCAAGATCGATAATGCCGTCATTGACCGGCGTTACCGGGGTGTCAGTCGTCGTCGCGTCCGGCGTTGCCGCCAGCGTCTCTTGCTCGCTCATGGTTCACTCATGAAAAAAGCCGCCCCGAAGGACGGCCGCCAAATGCCCAGCACCGAATGTGCCGGACTATCTCACTGGACGCTCGCCGGCTCCGGCGGCTGTCGCATCTGTTCCATCGAAAGATCGTGCTTCTCGCCCGCGCGATTGGCGTTCAGACCGAGAATGACCAGATCGGCCTCATGCCGATCCTGTTTGTGGGTGCGATCCTGGCGATGTTGATCTTCGGCGCGGTCCATCTCCACGCCGTGCCGCTCGATGTTGCGGAGCTCTTCCATGTGTAGTCCGGCCGTCTCGGCGCGTTTGAACCCTGCTTCGGCTTCAGCCTTTGCAGCTTCGGCAACGGCCTTGCGGGCCTTCGCCTTGGCTTCCTCGGCTTCAGCGTTTGCCTTGTCGAGTTGGGCCTGCACCATCGCCATTTGGACCGCTTGGGCCTGCTGGGCGGCCTGCTGTTGCTCTTGCTGAGCCTGCGCGGCCTGTTGCTCCTGCGGCGAAGGTGGCTTGCCCGCGGCCCGCTCGCGCTGCTGCCGATCGGCCTCGAGCTTGGCCTTGATCTGAGGCGGTAGAGCCTCTTCAAGCCGCTCGCCGATCTCCTGCGCATGCGGCCAGTCCATCGATTTGGCGTAGATGTCACCGATCAGCGGCGCGGCCGGCGGGAACGCCCGGATGAACTCGGTCATGCCATCCTGCGCCTGCTCGCGCTTGGTAGCATAGTTAGGACCCGCCTCCATGACGACGTCATAAGAGCCCGACGTCATGTCGTGCTGGACGCGCTCGATGCCGTCAACGATGATCGGCTTGTTGATCTCGACGAAATCGGGCTTCCCGTCGTCCCCCAAGATCTGGATCGTGCGCTGTGTGTCGTAAATCTTGGGGAACAGTTCGTTGATGATCTCGCCGGTGCGCTCGATCGCCAGCGCGAAATTGTCGTGATAGACGAACGTTCCCGTATCGCCCTGTGCATCTCGACGGGCAATCGCGATGCCGCTGGTTTCGTTAGACTTGGCGCCAAGACTGGCATCATATATGCCGATGACAGCCTTCATGTCCTCGGAATTGCGCGCCTTGCCCTCGATGATCGCCTGTGAGGCCACCGGCGGTTGCACGCGCTGCGGCCCGCCAGGCTGCAGGTTGTCTGGCGTGTATTCCAGGAACGGGTGGTTTTCGGTGTTAGCCGTCTCCCAGAGATCGTAATTATCCTGGAACATCTTCTTGGTACCGATCCAAGGCGACTTCGGCTGCAGCGCAACGACCTCGGTTTCAGCCGAGGCGTAATAGTTCTCCATCCGCTGCAGATCGCGGGCGTAGCGGACGATGCCATGCCGGTAAATCTCGCGCCCAACCCGGACCTCTTCGCCGATCACGGGCACGATCGGGATATTCATCCCCGGCCAGTCCTGCTCCTCGAGCACTTCGGCCATCGTGATGAGGTAGCGGCAAATCTTGTAGCTCTCGCGCTCCTCAACCCGAGCGCCCTTCTGTTCGGTCAACCACTGCAGCCCGGCCGCGACCTGATCAGCGTCAAATCCGGCGATCTGATCGGTTAGATCCTCAATCGATCCATCAGGCATGAGCGCCAGCGTCCGCTTCTGCGGCTTCTTCTTCCAGTACTGCATCACCCGGATGTAATCGTCGGTCGCCCAGCTATCGAAAGCACCCGACGTGCAGCCGTAAATGCCGGTATCGAAGCCGTCAGCCTTGGCGTTCGGCCACTGCTTCTTGAATTTGGCCGTCGTCATGTCGTTCGGGACGAAGCAATGATCGGCGTCCGCCCGGTTTGGCAGGAACGAATCCGCGTCCCAGACGACCGAAACTCCGTCCTCAATCCCGACGACCCGGAGCTCCTGGTTGAACGTGCCGGCGTGAGCGTATTCGGTCGTCACAGCCCAGTGACCGATGCCGCAAGTCACCTGGCTATCGGCACCGGTGGTGTAAACGTGCTTCGCCTTGCTGCGGTTCTCGACATACCGGATCATTCCGGCCCGGATTTCGGCCGTCTCGATGTCAGCGCCGCTATCGACCGGCACAACCTTGATGCCCGGGCGGGACTGCCGCATGTCGCCAGTCACCTGACGGACGAACTGAGGCAACTTGTTCACGACATGGCACGGGCGCCCTTTACGGGCCTGCAGCGCCAGCGGATCCCACTGGTCCTCAAGCCGGCCACGGCGGAAGCGCAAATCCTCATAGGCGTCATCGATATTGTGCCGCTCGCGCTCGTAGTCGCGCTGATACTCCTCGAGTGCCTGACGATGCACCTCGTCCCAGTCAGACTTCGGCTTGGTCTCTGAGGTCTGGTCGTCGGCGTAATCGTCAGCCATCAGGCGCCCATCCAGCCGCCGCCAGCACGGCGCGAACGCTCGCGCGAGTTCGGCGCCGTCTCAGCAAAGCGCTTCATCATGAGCGCGTATCGCGTTGCCGAAAGAAGGTCGTCACGCTCTTTCACGATTTTCCCATCCTTGCGGTGGTAAAGCCTGAATTCATCAAACCATTCTTTCAGATGCGAAAAGACCTTGAACCGGCCCGTCTGCATCATGTCGAGCATTTCGATCACGCCGGCCTCAACGCCGTTGCCGCCGTCCTCGAACGTCGCGCGCTCCGGAAGCGTGTTCAGGCCTTGGTCGCTATAGAGGCTGGCGAGCTGGTCGCCGCTGCCCTTGTCGTGCTGCAAGCCATCGTGAGGCCACGCGCAGGGTATCCAATCGCCCCAAGGCTTGATCGAGGCCGCATGAATGACCGGCGTCGATTTGGTCTCTCGATAGCTCGCCGTGACGTACCAAACATCTGCATCTCGATCCCACGCACAGGAGACCGCGGCGAACGGATGATCCCATCCGAAGTCCAGCCCGTTGATCCGCGCCCAATGCCGCGGAATCTCAACCGGCTCGGTCTTGATCTTTTCCTCAGCGATCGGAAACACCCGACCGCTGCCGAGCGTCGGGATACCCTTTACGCGCGCTTCCCGCTCGTGCTCCGGATAGCTCGCGATGATCGCCGCGCGCTGCGCTGGGGTGTAATGCTCCGCGTCGTCGATCGTCATTCTGACGATGGAACGGCTCACTTTCGCAACGACTCCTCAAGGAGCTGACAGCGCCTGTTAATGTCGTAGCAATACCAGCCACCTAGCAGAACGTGCCCGAGCAGCAGCACGCCCAAAAGTACGTTCCCGCTCATTCCAGCCCGCATTCCTGAATAAACATATGCACCACGTCCGACATGCCGAGCAGCGGCGTGAATGTCAGCATCGCGAACTGGCCGCGCTGCCCGTTGTTCGTTCGCGTCAGGCCCTCGGTGTAGATGTCCAACGGCGGCTCCTCATCGAACCACACGCCGTCTACGGTCGGGCCCTGCCACTTCTCGCGGCCTTTCTCGTAGGCCTTGAAGGCCACCACAGCGATGCCGGCCTGAACATCGCCGCCACCACCCCAACGAACCTGCACGTTATCCAGCAGATTAGGCACGCCCATAGCGCGATCCCAATCAGCCAGGGCATCACCCGGTAGAAAGCCGGTCCCCCATTCCTCTTCTTTCGGTGGGGGCCCGACCAGAATACGCTGCGGGTTGTCGCGCGTGCTCTCACCTGTCACAGATCCTGCCCAGAGCAGCGGCGGCTTGTCGAATACGGCGCCCTGCCACCAATCCGGATAGCGGCCCGTTGCGTGGATTGCCCACTCAGCGCCGCCCGCAACCGTCTTGCCGAGCTGGTTTCCGGCCATGAATAGGCGCTCGGTATGCTTCGCGCCGTTCGCGTGAAAAACCTTCTGCTTGCTGTACGGCTTGTAACGCTTGAGCTTAGTGCGTGACAGCCGGCGGCTGATCTCGGCCGCCAGTGCCGCCCTCTCCTTCAGCGCCGAGGAAAGGTCGAATGACGGAGTCGAGCTGCCGGATACGCTCGATAAGCTGCTCATCGGTCAAATCGGACTCATTGGTGATCTTCAGTTCCTTCGGCAGGATGCCTGCGATGACCTTCAGATAAGCGTCGGGCTTCTCGGTCCGGACCTTCACGATCGCATCCTCGCCATGCTCCTGGAAGTCGGCGTAGAGCTTCTGGATGAACTCCTCGCCGAGCTTGTTCCGTGAGCCCTTCGGCCGACCTTGGGGGTTGCCAGATTGACCCTTTTCGAAAGGGCGACCGATCCGCTGTTCAGATGCTGTATCTTCAGCGCTCATCAAGGTTGTCATCCCAATCAAAAACCCGCCGCGGATTTCGCTGGCTCAGGCCCGACATCGGAATTTGTGAGACACGAACCAATTGCCGCCCGGTTCATGCTTCCATACCATCGGCCAAACGACGATTACTTGGCGAACGTGGTCTTGCCAAACTTCGGCGAGCCGCTCATTGTTCATTCCAGCTCTCCCAAGGCTTCCTCGTGCGAAATGCTCAAGCCGCCAGACATCTCCACGGACTGAGCCGGCTTGCCATCGAGACGATCCCCAACTTCCTTCGCTGCCGCGGTCTCTTCGCCTGCGCGGATTAGCAGCTGACGCGCGATCCAACGGATCGACCCTTTCGGAGCAGGCGTTTCCTCGCCGCTCTCAGCAAGGGCTGCTTCCATTTTCAGGGCGTCTCGGAACGGCTTGTCCTTGTTCGGAGAGCCGGCAGGTCTTCCGGCCATATTTTATTACCTAAGCTGTTGGTATTTCGGAATTGGTCGAAGCAGCGCGCCCTTAGCCGTCAGCGGAGCTTGGGGGCGAGATGGTGATGGGCAGAGAGCGCGCTGCGACGATCTGGAATTTCAGACACAAGCCGCCCGGCGGGTGAAAGCTGCGGGACCGGCCGCGACGATGGAATACTGATTTGCGCTCCATTGTGAATTCATAATCGGCTAATCCGGCTTTGCTTTTCGGATAGCGCGCGCGGCTAGGCGCCATGCCTGTGTATAAACTGCGTTGCCCGTCAGGCCTTCGACAATCGCAGCGGCGCGCTCCAATGTCTTGCGCTCAATGTTCTCGCGCTCGAGCTGGGTGATCGTCGTGAATGAGACGCCAGCCGGCGTGTGATCAAGCATGCTCATGCTGCCCTCGCATTGCTCTCGCGGGTGGTCGCCCATTTGCCATTCGCGAGGAATTCAAGCTTTCCATGCTTGCGGCCGCGGACGGTGGTGATCAGGTCGGCGAATTCACCTTCCATGATCTTGATCTTGGCCCCGGTCGGAATGGGATTGCGGCGCGTGACGAGCTCGCCGGCCTCGTTGACGAACTCGCCAGTCTCATTGGTCACGAAGTCCCACTCCCCGCGCATGTAGCGCTCCCGGAAGCGCCACACGATCGCCTCCGGGACGAGAGCCGGCGCGTTGTTATCGCCCGTCAGGATGGCTTCGATGCCATTGACATTGCGCACGGCCCAGAAGTTGCCGTCCGGGATCTCCACGAACAGGTAGCGTCCGAGGATCGGATACTCCTTCGAGACCTTGGTCCGCGCGTGCGAAACCCACTTCCTCATCTTCGGCCAGAAGGCCCGATAACCAAGATCGGCCAAACCGACCTCAGCGCGGCGGTGGCAGTTTGGATTGGTGATTGCGACGTACCAGGTCATTCTGCCCCTCTTCGCTTGTAGTATTCCTCGAGCCATTCACGCGAACGCTTGAGCCTTGCGGCTTCGTTGGCCTGGTCCTTGTCGATCGGCGCCAAGCCCGAAGTCGGCATACCGAGGTCGGGTTTTTTGGGTTCGCGAACAGAGCCGTCTGAGGGATCGCGGATCACTGCACCCGCCTTCCGTCTGGCATCAGGCCGTGCTTCGCAAGCAGATCAGGCGGCGCCGATCCGATGTCACTTGCCGGCGCATAGCGCGACCAATGACCATTGCGCTTGAAGGATTCGAGCGCTTCATCCCAGCTCAGCCGATCGCTCTCCGACGATGCCGAGAACGCCACGGCAGCATGGTCACTCCAACGCTGCTGATTGAGCCATGTGATCGCCTGCGGAATGTACCGGGTTCCGACGTTACCGCGCTGCTGCTCGTCAGATGCTAGCTGCTTGGCAGCATGGATCATGATTGCCGGGTCCACCCCGGTTTTCACCATCGCGTTGAATTTCTGCTCGGCCGGCTTTCGAGGATTGGGGCCATCGCGCCGCGGGTAGGCCTTCCAGAATTCCTCGAATTCGTCCGCGCGGGGTCGCGTCGCGGCAGCGACCGACCGAGAGACTTCTTCCTCTTCCTCCTCCCTATTCCCTCCTCCATCCTCCATCTGCGGAGGCATTTCTCCATTTTGGGGAAATGGCTCGACTTCACCGGCTGCAATTTCCGGAATTGGGTAGTTTGAAGCGACGTAGTTTCGGATATCGGCGGACTTGAGCGGGCGGTATTTCGGCGTTTTTGGCTTCTGAAACTTGCAGAAGTTGCGCACAGCGCCCAGCGTTTTGCCGTCCTGCTGAAACTTGCGGATCACATCGGCGCGCTCCAGTTCAGCGAGCAGCGCCGCGACATCGACGCTATCGACGGGCAGGATGCGCATCTTGAGCGTGATCGGCTTCCAGTCGAATATGCCCTGGTCGTCAGCTTCGGTCCACAGACCGAGCAATAGAACGCGCGCCGGCATCGAGAGGCTGGCAAATGCCTCATCCGTGAAAAGCGTCGGGTGAATGCTGCGAATGCGCGCCATCAGTCGATGCCGAGCCTTCCGCGGT